GGTATTAAATGTATTTTCGATAGAAAGTTTAATGGAACAATTAAAACATCCACAGTAACCAGAAATAAAACAGGGAAATATTTTATTTCAATTTTAGTTGCAGAGAAAGTAGTAGAAAATATTCCAGTAATCCCAGATGTTAATAAAACGCTAGGAATAGACTTGGGGATTAAAACCTACGCAACATTTTCAGATGGAACGAAAATTGAGAATCCACGACATTTAAATAAAAGATTAAAACAACTAAAGCGGGCCTCTCGCAGACACTCGAAAAAGAAAAAGGGGTCTAAAAATAAAGAAAAATTAAGAATTAAATTAGCTAGAATATATGAAAAAGTAACAAACTGTAGGCAAGATTTCCTACACAAATTAACAACGGGTATAGTCAAAAACCAAGATTATACGTCAATTGCAATTGAAGATTTAGATATAGCGGACATGGTAAAAAATCCTCGTCTAGCTAGACATATTCAAGATGCTGCTTGGAGAGAGTTTAGACGACAATTAGATTATAAGTGTGGATGGTATGGCAAAAATCTATTAGTAATTGGTCGCTTTGATCCATCTAGTAAATTATGTTCTTGTGGAAACCTTAATCAAGAATTAACTCTAAAAGACAGAATGTGGACATGTTATTCCTGTGGAACGACTCACGATAGAGATATTCTAGCGGCAAATAATATCAAGCATTTCGCATTTTGTAAACAAAATTCAAGCAAAAATAAGAAAATTTCGGTAGCGCGGGTGTCGCGCAAACCTATTAGTCGAAAGACTAGTCAAACGCTTGGGGATTTCTATGTTAATAGAAAGGTGAACCAAGAAGCGATAACGATTTAATTCGTAGCGACTCATTAATATGGCGCAGAAAAAAATAGGCACGAACTGATTATTAACAGGAGAAATCCTTAAAAATCAGCACGACCATTACAGAAATCGGGCCAACCTTATTAAACATTTTCAACAAATCACTATCGAAGAGGCCACCGATATTACTAAGAAAATTTTAGAAGACCGCAAATTAAAAAAAGGATTAAAATTTGCTTTATATTCTACCGAATTAAAAACTATCGTAGCCCCCTCTATTGCATTATTACAAAAGCTAGGAATTGATTATAGTAAGATTTGTAAGGAATTATCTCTACAGGAAAAATTTAATTGTGATGTCCTGTCATTTAAAATGAAGGATATATCTCTGAATCAGATTATTATTGATACTAGAGAGCAAGACCCAATTCATTTCGAGGACTATAAAACGGTTAAACAATGTTTGAAAGTCGGAGATTACTGCGATGAAGAAGATGTCACCAATAATGTGACGGTAGAACGTAAATCTCTTAGCGATTTTATCGGGACTTTATCTGCGGGATATGATAGATTTTGCCGAGAGATAGAGCGTGGGATGGCTAGTAAAACAAAGATTATTGTTTTGGTAGAATATTGTCTATCTAAGTCCGTATCATTTAATTATCTTCCCCAATGCCGCTTTACTCAGTCCCGTCCAGAATTTATTTTTTCAAGAATGCGAGAGTTGATGCAAAAATACTCGAACATTCAATTTCTCTTCGTTAAAGGAAGAAAAGAATCTGAAAGAATCGTTCCAATTATTTTGAAAAACAAAGATATGATTTTCGATTACGATTTACAACTTCTATATGAGAGGCGCATACTATGATAGAATTCGGAAGTCATTCGAAGGAAACTATCGAGAGATATTCCAATAAAAGATTTAAAGAATTAGAGGGGTATTTATCTCAGGAGGATTCAGGGAGAAGTTTGGCAGATTTTCTACGCCACAATATTACATTTACTGTAGAGTTATTATTTGGAATTAAAATCTTTCCTTTTCAAGAAATTTTAATCCAGAATTGGTTTGAAAATCATTACTGTATTTTAACTGCCAGCCGTGGCGCTTCCAAGTCATACGCGTGTGCAATTTTCTGCCTTCTCTATCTTATATTTAATCCCGGTGCGAAGATTATTCTAACATCTAACGTGTTCCGTTCATCCCGCCGATTGATGGAAACAATGGAACAGTTTATCAACGCTAAAGGAGCAGAACTTTTAAAACAATGCTATCCCAATGAGATTAGACGCTCTACAGATGCGTGGAGATTAGAGTCTAATGGCGGATTTATCCGCGCATTACCTTTAAATGATAAAATTCGTGGAGAACGTGCCGACTTACTTATTATTGATGAGTTTTTATTAATCCCAGAACAGATTTATAGCTCTATTCTATTCCCGTTCTTAACTGCTAAGAATAATATTCAAGACCAGTTGGAGATAGATGGTCTTGAAACGACAATGATCAAACTTGGTAAGATGAAAGAAGAGGATAGGACAACGCTAGAAGGAGACAAAAAAATTATTGCATTAACTTCGGCATCATTCACATTTGAATTCTGCTATCAGATACACCAATCATGGAGCGCCAAAGCTATTCGTCCAGACCCATCAGAAAGACAGAAATATTTCGTAGCGAGGTTGCCTTATTTGATGCTTCCCCCTCAATTGGTTGAAGAAACCGTTATTAACGAAGCAAAGTCTGGAGGCGAAAATACCCCATATTTTAAAAGGGAATATATGGCTATGTATATCTCTGGTTCAGACGGATTCTTCAATGCGAAGTGTATGAATGAGAATACCGCGCTATTAGGAGATTATCCTTGGGTTCAATTATATGGTGAGCGCGATAAAGAATATATTTTAGCGATTGACCCTTCGTTCTCTTCTGGAAAACGATCAGACTTCTTCGCTATGGGCCTATATCTTCTAGATTCGGCTAAGGAATCGCTTACATTAGTGCATAGCTATGCGGCGGCGGGTGGAGATTTGGACTCGCATATCTGTTATTTGCATTATTTAATTAAAAATTTCAATATCGTATTAATCACTGCTGATTTGCATGGCGGCGGCGGCGAAAACTTTAACTTTATCGAAACTGCTAACCAATCTCTTTTATTTAAATCTACTGGTGTTAAAATTGGATTTTTTAATGGAAGTTTCGATGAAAATTCTAATGATAACCGATTAGAGGAATACTGGTTGATGAAATCTAGCTATAATCAGACCGCCATGAACATTTGTTATACCCAAAGATTCCATAGCACCGAATGGCAGAAAAGAGCCAACGAATATATGGCACATGAAATTCAGAGGGGTAGATTATGTTTTGGAAGTAGTTTATTTAATAATGATCAGATTTTTAAAACCGTGCGTGACATGTCATTACCACAAAATTTAAAAGATGACAACAATAAGGTTTATGATATTGGTTATTTAGCTGAACGTCAAGACTTTATGATTCAAGAGACAAAAAATCAGATCATGTTAATTGAACCACGTATGTCTATTACGGGTGGCATTACTTTTGACTTACCAACTGCGGTTAAATCTATTAAAGGAGAAAAACGTGCAAGACGAGATAATTATACTTGCGCTTTAATGGCTTGTTGGGCCGCTAAATTTTATTTTGCATTCAAAAATCATGATACAAATACAGAATTTCAAGAGTGGACTCCCCGTTTAATCGTGTAATGGGATAAAATAATAATACAAGTTTAATAAAAATAGTGTAAGGGATTCAAAGATTTAATTTTATGGCAACGCGCAAAAGGAAAGCAAAACAAGAAACAACGTATAAGGATGAAAACGGAGAACTTATCTTCGGGTTCGCTGGTGATTCTTGGAGTTCAGAATTTGAACGTCCTAAATTTACTGCTAAAGGATCATATCAGGATATACCCTCTCGACTAAAGAACTTATTTAATGCGGGGGCTAAACAGGCTATTTACCCGATGATTAATACGCTGCCCCTTCCGTTTAATTACACGGGGCCATATATTGATATTGCAGATATTGTAGAATTGTGCCAAAAGGCTTATTTTGGTGTCTCTATTTTCCGTCAAACTATTGATGTTATGACAGAATTTTCTAATTCTCAAGTTTTATTTAAAGGTGGGACTACCCAATCTAAGGCATTCTTCACCGATTGGTGGGAAAAGGTTGATGGGTTCAATTTAGGAGATAGATTTTTCCGTGAGTGGTTTAGATCGGGCAATATTATTGTTTTCCGTTTAGATGCTGCGGCTCAAAGTGAAACAGTTAGAAAAATGCGTAAAGCATATGGAGTAGAAGTAAAGGCGGGATCAGTTGATATTCCATTACGATATACTATCTTAAATCCAGCCGAGTTAAGGCTATTAAGTAGCGGAAGTTTTTATAGTGGGGAGTATATGAAGAGTTTATCTCCATATGAAATAACTAAAATTAAGAATTTGCCTACCGAAGAAGCAATCATGTTTCAACCTAATTTGGTGAACGATTCTAATGGTAATACGGCGTTTTTAAAGCTTACCCCCGAACAAACGACCTTTATCTTTGCTAAAAAACAAGATTATGAGCCATTTGCCGTTCCGATGTTCTACCCTGTATTGGAAGACATTGATATGAAGCTTCAATTTAAGAAAATTGAGAAAATTGCTTCTAGAAGTGCCGAATATATTATTCTTTTGGCAAAAGCGGGTAGCGATACCATTCCAAATCCAAAAGCACTCGCCGCTTTACATGAAATTTTCAGTCAGGGAACTATCGGACGATTCTTAGTGGCAGATCATACTACTGAATTAGAGTTTGTTATTCCAGAAATTAATAGAATTTTAGGGCCAGAAAAATATCAGCAAGTTAATGATGATATTTCGGCTGGTTTAATGAATATATTTTCGGGTGATGATAAATTTGCTAATTCTGCTATTAAAACCAATATTTTATTAGAGCGTATCAATGAGTGCCGCCGTGCTTTCTTGGAGAACTTCTTAAATCCAGAAATTCGTCGTATTTCTAAGATTCTTGGATATTCTAAATATCCTACGGCCTACATGGGCGAAATTGATCTACAGGATGGAGTTAACTTTGCTAAATTGGTTGCCCAATTAATGAGCATGGGTTCTCTTACTCCCGAAGAAGGATTTGAGGCACTCCAAAATGGTTATCTTCCTACCGCCGAAGAGTCTTTAGAGAATCAAAAGAAATTTAAGGCCCAGCGTGATTCTGGATTATATGAACCAGTATTAGGTGGATCGAAAGACCCTAATGAAGCTGGTGGAAGACCAGTAGGTAAAGGTGGTAGCCAAACTACTAAAAAGGTTAAACCAATTGGCACAAAAGCAAGCGATGAAAGCGATAAATTCTTTTTCTCGTTATCTAAATTAGAACAAATAGTCACCGCATCTAGCGAATTACATAGCAAAATACAAAAATTAAGTAAAACCAAACATAAACTCAAAAAGTTAAACACCGCTCAAATTGATGCCTGTCATAGCATCGGAGAGTTGGTTATGATTAATGAGCCAGCCGATAAATGGTTAGATATCGCGTCGGAATATGTAGAAAAACCTAAAAAAATTGATAACGCTAAAGCCGATATTGTCGATCAGATTATGGATGGACATCAAGCAGATAGATATTCTGCGATATTGTTAAGCCATTGTTTGAGAGATAAACCAGAAGAAAATCATTCGAATGAATAATTTGATCGCATTAAAACAACTCCGAACTGGAGAATTGGCAGATTTTATAGGGCGGTATCTCAATGAATACTCGGTCGAGAATAATTATAGCTCTGGAATCCAAACGGGCATCAATTATCAATATTTTAATTTCTCCCCTATATTTTATTCTAAACCAATCATATCTACAATGATCGAAATGCCCGTTAATGGCACAGAAATTTATTTAAATATATTGAGCGGGATATCTGTTAGCGGGTTCTATTCTATTTGGAGCGCGCCCGTCTCGCAAACCGGTTATTATTTAAACGTGAGAGCTTCTGTATAATAAATAAATCTGATTTAAGTTCACACTTCGTTAAAAATGCTGTAAACTGTATTAAATTATCGCGTTATGGAATTATTTAAAACTTTACTATTGTTAACTGGCCAATCTGCCCCATTTACAGGAGAATGGCAAAATTCATCAAGTTCCCGCGATGTGCTTTATACCATTTATACAAGTGGAAGTGGTTCAATTATATTACAATATAAAAATCCATTTGGATTTACAAACGATTTAGACGGTATCCCATTTTATTCATTTTCAGGTCTTACTGGCGGGTATGCAAACCCCGCTTATTCTACTAGTCCCATGAATGATGTCAGGGCAGTCGCGAACGGGAGCGGGCAATTTTGGGCTAGCGCAACTATACAAAACTAATGATTAAACGAGCGAAAATAGCACTTATTGCGATATTGACACTAGCGGTTTCTAGTTGTAGCGGAATATATTATAGCAAACAAGATAGTCAGGCACTTTCTCGCGGAGTTTACGCAACAAAATCTGCAATTGAAGTATCTAGAGTTGATTTGGCTCAAAAATATATTGTAGATACTGCTAAAATTGTAGTCCCACCCGCTAAACCGATAGTCATTGCCCCATTAGTCAAACATACTAAAGACGATAAAGGGGCGGTTATATCTGAGCGTATTGTCGTTTTGCCAGAAGCTTCGCCAGTTAATACGGTAAGACTGAACTCCGACGAGTTTAAAGAACTAATTAAAGATAAGGAAACTCTCGCTAATTATGTTAAAGGCGAGGAAGTTTGGAAATCTTATTCTAGCGAAGTAGATACAAAATTAAAGCAAGATGCCGAAAATGCATTAAAAAAAGATAATTTAATCAAAAAACAAGATACCAAAATCAAATCTTTAGTTTGGTATCGCAATATTGTTTGGGGCGTAGTCGGCGGTGTTGGGCTTTTAATTGCGCTTTATATTTTTTCACTTTTAATCCGCGCTGGAATCGCTGGCGCAAAAGTAGTAAGTTAAACTTATGAATAAATTTATCACGATGGTTATTGCGGATTTTAATGCTATAAAAACTTGGGTTATAGCCCATCCGAAAGAATCTATTATGGTGGGGATTTTTATAGCGGGTATAATTATTGGGGGAATTTTATTTTAAAAGACTATGGCAATCGCAACTGTAAAAATTGATCAAATTGAAGTGGTAGAAATTATTGGTGGAAGCGGCTCGTCCTCCACTCCCCCCACAGCCATCGCAGCCGTAGCCAACGTGAAATTCGGCGCGGCAGCCGGAACTGGCATCACGCACGTCCTTCCAGCCTTACCGACAATCGGCCAGAAAGCGGAATACCTCGTCACGGCCAGCGGCGCGGACAGGACCATCACTTTCGACTCCGCGATTGTCGGCGGGGTGGCGCAGACGGTGGCCTCTGGCTCAACCGCGCAGGTCGTGCTGGAATATAACGGCGCGGCTTGGCAGGTGTTTGGCGGACTCACCGAAGCCCCCGCCGACAGCAAGCAGTATGCGAGGAAAAACGCCGCATGGAGCGAGATTCCGGCTACTCCTACGATTGTGTTGCCTTCCGGTAAAAACATCTTAGGGGATATTCCTGCTAATTGGGATTCCGGTTCTATGGACACAGCGTTGCTATTCGGTTCCTCCGTTATTACCTCGATAGGCAACTATGCGTTCAGCCGCTGCTCTGGCCTCACCAGCCTGACCATCCCGAACTCCGTCACCACGATTGGCAGCAACGCGTTCTACTACTGTTCTGGCCTCACCGGAGCCCTGACTATCCCGAACTCCGTGACCTCGATTGGCAGCAGTGCGTTCAACAACTGCTCTGGCCTCACCAGTCTGACTATCCCGAACTCCGTGACCTCGATTGGGTATAATGCGTTTGGCGCATGCTCTGGCCTCACCGGAGCCCTGACTATCCCGAACTCCGTGACCACGATTGGCGACTATGCATTCAGCAACTGCTATGGCCTCAACGGAGCCCTAACCATCCCGAACTCCGTAACCACGATAGGCAATGGTGTATTCAGCGGCTGCTCTGGCCTCACCGGAGCCCTGACTATCCCGAACTCCGTCACCACGATAGGCAATTATGCGTTTTACAACTGTTCTAGACTCACCGGAGCCCTGACCATCGGCAACTCCGTGACCTCGATTGGCAGCAGTGCGTTCAACAACTGCTCTGGCCTCACCAGTCTGACTATCCCGAACTCCGTGACCTCGATTGGCAGCAGTGCGTTTTACAACTGCTCTGGCCTCACCGGAGCCCTGACCATCGGCAACTCCGTGACCACGATTGGCAGCTATGCATTCAACAACTGCTCTGGCCTCACCAGCCTGACTATCCCGAACTCCGTCACTTCGATTGGCAACTATGCGTTCTCCGCCTGCTATGGCCTCACCAGCCTGACCATCCCGAACTCCGTAACCACGATAGGCAGCAACGTATTTGGCGCATGCTCTGGCCTCACCAGTCTGACTATCCCGAACTCCGTCACTTCGATTGGCAATGGTGCATTCGGCGGCTGCTATGGCCTCACCAGTCTGACTATCCCGAACTCCGTCACTTCGATTGGCGATGGTGCATTCGGCGGCTGCCAAGGCCTCACCAGTCTGACCATCCCGAACTCCGTCACCACGATTGGCAGCAATGCGTTCCAATACTGCTCTGGCCTCACTAGCGTCAACGCCTATGTAGCCAAATCCGTGTTGAATGTTTCCAACTCACTTTCGGGCACCACCGTCACCAACATCCACGCCCGAACCTCAGATGCTACATGGACCGCTGGCGCGGGACAGACCATCGGCGGAAAAACCGGAATCACCGTTACTAAGAATCTAACATGAGCAAACAACTAATACTCGTCTCCGGTCTTCCCCGTGCGGGATCAACCCTGCTGGTCAATCTTCTATCCCAAAATCCTCTGGTGCATGGGACGGCAACATCGGGGTTGCATGAAATCATGTATATCGCCAAGGGGTTCTTCAAGACTGAGGAGTTTCGCAGCATCCCGAACCCCAAGGACGGCGAGCAGCTGTTCCTCGACTACCACCGTGCGGGGCTGACTCACGCCTTTGACAATCTCACGGATCGCCCTGTTGTAGCCGACAAATGCCGCAGTTGGATTGGCAGCATCGGACTGGCATTGCAGATGTTCCCTGATGCCAAGATTCTGATCCCCATCCGTGACATCCGTGGGGTGCTTTCCAGCATGGAAAAGAAGTTCCAGCAGCATCCCGCCTTTCAGATGGAAATGTCCCAGCAGGACACGCAGATGATCCAGACCGTAGAGGGTCGCGTGAACTTCTGGCTGTCCCGTCCTCCTATTGGCATCGCCATTGAGCGCATCCATGAGATCGCCCGTCTCCACAAGGACAAGGTGCATTTCGTTCACTTCGAGAAACTCTCCCAATCCCCTGCCACGACCATGCAGGATGTCTGGACCTACCTCGGCATGGCACAGCACGAACACGACTTTGAGAACGTCGCCCAATACACCCACGAGCACGAACTCGGCTGGCCCTACGGGGAACACGAAATCCGCTCCTCGGTCGCTCCCGTCAAACCCGACTGGAATGAGACTCTTGGATACCAACTCTCTGAGCAAATCAACCAGAAGTTCGCTTGGGTCAACCAGCTTTAACCTATGAAATACGCCATCCTCGGCCCACAAATGGGCATCAATCGAGTCTCCGACACCGAACCGCAGAACGTTGGCGAACAGGCCACCGTTGAGCAAATCACTGACGAGCAAGCCGCGCAGGTGGAAGCGGGGCGCACGGCAACTCCGGTTGTGTTCTATTTCCTGATCGGAGGCGCACTGAAAACCATGGAGGAAAAGATCGCCATCGAACAAGCCGCCAGACTCGCGGAACGTGCCGCCACCATGACGCCGGAACAGAAGATCGCGGCGGGAGAGCAAGCGGTCGCCTCCGCTGGACTGACAGGATCAAGGCTCGTCACCCTCATGGACCTCCTGCTTCAAACCAAGGAGGCCAACGCACTAGCTGCCAAGCCGAAGCTGGTCGCCCTCTACACATGGCTCCAGACTGTCAAGGCGACAGCCCTTGCTGGCAGCGTGGTCTTTCCGCCCGCACCATACACGTTTGAGGAAGTCGTTTCGGAATAGAAGCCCAACCCCGATGCCCAACACGCCACGCCGCAGACTCAGCGATTATTCCAAAGACGACTTGGGCCAGTGGCGTTCTGACGTAAACACGCGCCTTGTCCACACGGACAATGCCGTGGGCGAGCTTAAAGTCGGTTTGGCCGAAACGCAACATGGCTTGCGGGATCTCATTGGCGCGGTGCATGGCTTGCGTCAGGATCTCGGTGCGCTGTTCAAAGATTCCAAGCGGGAGTTTCCTTTCGCAACGGTGATCGCGTTTGCCTCTCTCCTGCTCGTCCTCGCCGGAGGATACGCCACGCTGATGATGGTTCCGATCCGCGACCAGCAGAACAGCAACACGGCAGCCATTGGCGTCCTCGGAAAAAACGACATGGACAACGCTCAGTGGCACGGGCGTTTCGGCGCGAATGCTCTGTCGTTTATCCAGACAATATAGTAG